GAGCATTGTTGATATCATCAAATGTTAGATCGCCTGCGGTCTGGATACGGTTTGTGGTCCAGTTAATTGCAGCATATAGAGATGTATATGGAGCAGCATCTGCGCCATCAGATACGACGTTTACACCTAAGCAGGCGTTGTCATATTTACGAGCCCAGCGGCTTGCCCATTCTCTACGATATGCTGTGAGCACGTCTACGAGGTTATCATTTAGATCTTCCTCAGAAACATGCATAATTTTTGCGTACTTCTTTGCTGTCAAGACAACTTCATCAAGAGTTGCTGTTGCTTCTGGAATTGCTACACCTTCAGCTACAACTTCTGGAGCGTCTGCAACAAAACGAGGTACAGTCTTTGTACGAGAAGCCATGGTCTCACGACGAGCAAATGCTTCAACAGCAGAATTAGCCAAGAGATCTTGGATAACTGCTGAGCCTTGCTCTTCTAGAATATAACCATTGGCTTCAGTAAAATCTGTTCTTGCCATGTTTATTTCTCCTTAGAAATGTTAATTTAAACTTTTGAAAATAGATTATCGTCCAATACATCTATGGTCGCAAGTCCAAACGTCCATCTGGAGACTTGCATAGACCAATTATACATTATTTAACGTTATAAATCTATCTTCCAAGCGCTATTCTAGCTAGTTTTTCGCTTGTTGATATTGGTTTATCTACAGATTTGGCTTCCGCCGAATCTGCTTTGCCTGCTACTAGCAACTTTGGATCAAATAATTCTGGAAAATCTGATTTCAACTCTTTAATTTGATCATCAAGACCTAATACATTAAATTCATCATCAAATGTAAGTCCTTCAAATTTAACAAACTTAAGAATTCTTTCAGTATTAGCAATATTGTGTTTACTTAATTCCTGAATTACTCTTTCTTTGAGTAACTTACCGCTAAATTTAGCATTCTGTTCCTCATATTGTGCCATCTTGGCTTCTAGGGCTTCTTTTTCTTCCCTAAATTGTTTTGCATCCTTCTTGGCACGGTCCAAAGCTGCTAGTACAGCTTCTGGATCTTTAATCTCTTGGGACGTACCATCCACTTGAGTTTCTTCCATTTTTTATCCTTAATTTCTTTCTGCTGCAGATTGTTCTGTAGCAAGATTATTGGCATTTACGCCTGTAGATTGTAATGATATATTTTCTGTCTGGCCTGTTGGGACCACAGATGCCTCAGCAACTTGTGCTGCGATTTCTGCGTCATATCCAAGCTCCAAAAGAATCTGCTCTAATGGCATTCCGACTGACTTTTTGCGAACAGCGATATCCCATTGGTCAACAGTATCAATTGTTTCTGGATTTTCCCAGTCAATTTCAATATCTGCAGATATTCCTTCAACACGAAGCATAAATTTGAACAAATCTCTCCATGTAGAACCAAAAGCTAATTGACGATTAAGGACTTTCTTTGTCAATGGAGCTTCTGCTACACGTAATGCTTCTCCAGATGGGATATATGCACCCTTCATAAAGAAATGAAGAGGTGTACTTGTTATTGCTGCCATTGCATTGACAAAGTCTAGAACTGGCTTTGTAAATGTTTCTGGATCTGCAGCTGGGAACTGCCCAACTGCTTGCACACCTTGTAAATACCATAATTGTCCAGGCCCATTTTGCAATGAACCTAGATTTTCTCTAGCAGTATCATCTTGAGAAAAATCCTCAAGCTCTGCTGTCTGTCCACCAGTTGTCAAAGCATATCTTTGTGGTGCGCCCTGGTAATCTACTGTGTACATGTGTGTGTTAATTAATTTATTAATTGCATCTTGTGGGCCATATGCATCATAGTGCTCTGGCTTTCCATAAGGCTTATGTGTGCGGAAATGAAAAACAGGAATCTCATTCCAAGGATTTGGAACAACTTCTGTTAAATTCATAAGAGGAAGATTAATTATATACTCTAAATCTCCTCTACCTTCATATTTTTCAATACGATCTGGATAATACAGATTTATTTTAATAATTTTCTCATCTTCAGCATCAATTTGCCACATTTTAATTGCAAATGATTTAATTCTAGGATTTTCTTGGTCATATACTAAGCTTGTTGTTAATGGTGAATTATAATCAATACCAACAACTCCATTTGCATCTGGCCAAACAATTGCATAGCAATCTCCATACATTAAAGCATTGCGATGAATTTCATTTATATCGATTCTGATATCAGTTTGATTCCAAATACGATCAATATATGAGTTAGCTGCCTCAGTTGTTCCCTGAACCTGATTAACATCAAGTCTATTTAATACAGAATCAACAACAGTTTTTGTAAAATTAAATCTGAAATCTGAACCTTCAAATCTAAATACTCTCATCCAACGTTGAGATTGAAAGACCTCTGGCTGAGAACCCTCATAATAAGCTGCAGCTCTTTTATATTCATCTATTTGAGAAACAATATGATCAAAACCCTTCTTTAAGTCTGACATTTTATCTCCTCAAGTAATTTAATTGTCTGGCTAATACTTTTGGAGTTTTATTATCCAAGAAATATAAGATTCCAGACGTTACCGCATCTAGAACGTCATCGTGAGATATCTTTGGGAATGCCCACATCTGCTCTTCTAGCGCAGGGAAATGTGCGGTATGTCTAATTTTTCCCTGTTGATAAAAGTTCAAAGCTTTTCCTGCACGGATTTGCTTTGAAACACTTTGCCTTATTGATCTATATTTAACAGGTATGCCTTTAAAAACATCCTGCCAAAGATCTCCACCTTGGTTAGTTTCAACATATATAACTCCAGGCTCATAGAAATCAACTAGGCTTGCGATTCTGTCAGCTAATTCTGATGGAGAAACCTTCAGCTGAATGGCTTCTCTAACATAAATGTTGTCATCTTCGCCTCTGGACAATACGGCTATGCCCGTATAGTCAGAAATTTTGTTCTTTGTTACTGCTGGATCAATAGAAATAATTGTATTTCCATATTCTTCAAGCTCACCAATAATTATATCTTGTTCTGTCCAGAAATTCCCGTCAGCATTTACAGGACGATTCATGTAGTTCTTGGCAAAGTCACGTAAGTGACGCTGGCTTAACAACCAGTCTAGAGGCCACTTCTGAGGCCATACAGAGCGTTCTGAGCCATCATCAGCGGTCATGATGGCTGGGAAGTAGTGAACCCGTACATTCTGGTCTGTAATCCACTGTAGATCCTTATCTGTGTGCCCTTCAGAGTGTTTTCTAAATTGATCCATCATAGAATTAGGCATAGTGGTAGTTCCCACAATAATCATACGAGCATATATATTCATAGGGGCAATATCATCAAATACTGTATTTCTCTGTTGTCCAGCTTGATATTCAGAATAATTCTTCTCGCCTTTTTCTATATCATCAAGGATAATCAGGTCTGGTCTTTGGCCAAATACTTTTTTACCCAGAGAGTTGGTATCAATGCCATTAGCATCAAAGATAAAATCATTTGTCTGAACAATTCTCCAGCTATTATTCGCAAGGGAACGCCCAGTGCTACCGACAATTTTAGGTGTACATAGTGCTGGGTAATCTGCTTTGAGATATTCATTTGTGTCCAATTCATTCTTAAATGTCATCAGATGTGTTTCTGCCTGACTAGCAGCATCTGAAAATGCAGCTACGAATTTAATATGACCATGGGCGGCGGCCCATAGTGGTAGTATCAAGAAGATCCAAGTAGACTTCCCACATTCACGAGGAGCAATAAATGCATCTCTATGTTGCTTAGGTCTAGTGGGTCTATTGATCCATGTCTTTCCATATTCCGCCAAAGCCCAGTGAAATTCAGATAAAGTGAGCTCGTCGTTTGAATTTTTCAAATGATGTGGCAAATATATAAGAGCAAAGAGCATTGGATCAAATTTAGTTAATTCCCGCCTGCCTTCTGAAATTGTCAGCAATTCAGGATTAATATCTGCCAAATATTCTTCTAGTTCCAATTTACTCCTGTTGTTATATGTATCAATTTTACTGTAGAAATTTACTTACAGTAACAAAAAAATATTTTTTTATTTTTTTTTATGAACGGGTAGTATCTCGCTCAAAGTTTTCTTCTTGAACCTTATCTTTAATTAAATTGTTTCTTGCTTTTGCTTCATTTAATATGTCGACAATTGCAAGATCTGTTCCATCTTTAGATCTATTCTCATTTATATTTGTAGACTTACCTTCAATTAGATTAATTGTCTGTATGGCTTTATGTATGGCATTAGATAGCTTATTGATATCTTCTGACAAGAGATCATCTTCATATAATTTCTCCACCGCCCTATCTATAATTGCCTGGGCGGCAATAATCTTATCTTTATCTTTATAAAAGATATCTAATTGTTTAGCCATTACTGCTAATGTATTTGCGGTGGGAAGATCTAAAGATCTTTGTAAATAGAACTTCTTTGCAGTATGATAAGATTTAGGATATCCCAAATATCTCATAGCTGGACCAATTCCCATTTCATTTGCACATTCAATAAATTCTGATATTTGTTCTTCCGTAAATGTTGGATATCCCATCATATTCTCCCTTGACATATTGTCATATATATGCATGTTGTCATAATATTTGACATTACGCATACGTTTCTGATATTTTTTATAGATATATCAATCATTTCTTCT